CTTCGATCTGCTTGCGCATCTTGAAGCCAATGTGCTCAGCGATGTGCGCTTGCAAGGCAGCAGCCAACTGCTGCGCCTGTGGGTTCTGTCCCAATTGCGCGGCAATCATCGGGTCTTGCATCATCATGTTGTGCACGGCGATGTGAGCGTCGTGGTCTTGGTGCAAGAACGCCTTGACGGGCTTGAGCTTGAGGATGTTCTGGTTCTCGGTGACCGGGTCGATGGGCTTCTGATCCTCCTCCAACGGGATGATCTTCTCGGCGTTCTTGATGCCCAGCACCTCCAGCATCCCCCGATGAAGCTCGGGCAGGTTGTAAATCTGCGGAGCCATCTGCGCCATCTGGATGGCGGCTTGGAACTGAACGACGCGCTGCGACAGCGTGGCAGCGTTGGGATCGCTGACGGGGATGACGTCAACGAGGTCGTAGTCGCTCTGCTTGGCACGCTTCGATCCGTACTCGGGATCGTAGGTGTAGTCCGGGTCCGTGTAGTCGCGGATCAGGTTCTTCAGGAGCTTGAACTCCTGCTTGAGCGAGAAGTGCGTACGGGCCTGGACAGCGGTGAGGACTTTGAGTTGGCGTTCGAGCAGGGCCAGGGTCGTACCCACGGGCGCCTGCGCCGACATGTCGGCCACCTTCATGTCTGCGGTGGCAGCGAAGCGGCGTCCCTCTTCAACAATATTCCCCAACAACTGGTACAGGACGCCGGACGGCTCCTTGTACGGCAGGGGCAGGATGCTGTCGCGGATGTTGCCACTAGCGACGTCCACGTCGCGGAACTCGCCCGGAGCGATGGGGGTGTCGTCACCCTTGATGCGCAGCCCTCGGCTCTTCAAACCTCCCGGCAAATTGCTCAGCGTACCCGCATCCACCAGTTGTCTCATCAGAGACGTTGCGGATTTAGCGAAACCGCCAATCAGGTGGAACAGACCGAAGCCATACGCCCCGAAGCCGGGGACGTACTGGTAGTGCACGAAGTGCTGGCGCTTGAGTTTGAGTGCGTCGTCTTCCTGCCAGTTCCGGCGGATCGCCAACACATCGTTCGTGCCCTTGATCATGGTCACGACGTACGGCAGCGCGATCTCGGAGTCTTCTCCTTCGCCGTATTTGTCTTGCTTGATGTTCAGGTCTACGTGGATTTCGTAGAGCGTGAAGCGGTCATCGTTGAGGTCGCGGAAGCCCGTCTCTTTGTCCTTGGCTTGCTGGATGTCGGTCTTGTTCTTGTCGGGCTCGCCAAGCTCGACGTCCCGATAGAAGCCCGCTTCCTGCAGCTTGATGATGTCGTTCTTGGTTTTCCGCATGACGTGCGTCAGGCGGTAGCAGGTGTCCATGTCGGTGGCGCCGTACGGCAGGATGATGTCCTCCGCAGGCACGAACATGCTGACTTGTCGGCCCAGGTTCGGGTCGTAATACACCTTCTTGAACGCCGAGCCGGTGGCGGGCAGCGACCAGAGCATGCGCTCGTGCTCAGGCCGGAACTCCTTCATGACCTCGGTCAACTCAAAGTTCATGTCGTCCTCGACGCGGACAGCGGCCTCTTTCACCTCGGGCGTGTCCTTGCCGATGATCTTGGTCTTCACCGGGCCCTGTGCGGGGAACGTCTCGGTGATCATCTCGGACTGGAACTTGACCACGGCCTCCGTGATCATCGGGTGGAACACGCCGCATGCGCCGTTCCACGGCTCTGTTCTTTCCTCGATCTGCAAGCCCAACAGCTTCAGGCCATCGACGTACGCCTTCTCCCACTCCTTGCGGGAGCCCACGTCTTGGGTAATGTCTGCGGACAGGTCGGAGCCGAGTCCTTCGATAAATGAAGCGTCAAGCTCCTCCGCTAGGTTCGCATCGAAGCCACCGCCCTCGGGCTCCTCCGGGGTGAGTGAGATTTCTAAACCATCGATGCCGATGTTGACCTCGTCCGGGTTGACGATCTCGATCTCCAACTCAGGCTCAGCCTGCGCCATCTCTTCCAGACCCACGGGCGCGCCGTACAGCGCCTTGTCGATGTTCGTTGCCATGTCTGGCCTTTCTTAAATCAGTTTGCGGTTACCCGCATTTTCGACGTAGCCGCCGTCCGCGAGGCCCAACAGTTTCTTCAGCTTGTCGGAGGTTCCGCCGCCTTCTTCTTTCTCAGGCACGCGGGTGTAGGGCGGGATGTCTCGGGGATCAAGCCGGGTTTGCCGCAAACCCGTCACAGCGTTGTACGCCTCGCGCACGTTCTTGTCCTTGAACATCGTTTTGCGAAGCTCAGGGTCTTTTGTCAGATCAACACCAAGCGCAGCTTCTGCCCCGGCGAGCGTGGCAAAGATTTCATGTAGGCCGACCTGTCCTTCTTCTTTAATGAAGTCCTTGTCCATGTAGCCGTTCTTGATGCCGTACTTCTTTTCCAAGTACGGCAGCGACTCAGCAAGCCCATCAAGAAACTGTGGCAAAGCCCGATGAACTTTGCCACCGCCCTGCTCAATCATCTTGTTAAAAATCTCGCGGGGCATCTGCGCAAACCCCGCGTTCTGCCGAGCCAGCAGGTGCTCCGCCTCGTGCGCAATCGTCATTGCATCGGCCTTGGGGTTCACAAAAATGTTCTGCTGCAGACCCCGATTGCGCTGTTCGTCAGCCACCCGGTTGGAGTTCAAAACAAACGCCCGAGCATTCTTGTCTGACAGAAACGGCATCTCGCGCACAAGCAGGTTAGGAAGTCCTGCGGTGTTGTACGGCAGCGCCTCCTTGCTCTTGCGCACAGGCGCTTCGCGCTCCGTAAACGGCAAGCGATTGCGCATAAGCATCGCCAGCGTATCGTCGTCGTATTTTTGACTGGTCATCACACCCTCACTCAGTAGTACGCCGCCTTGCGTGGCGTGAAGTAGCCCTGCTCTGCTTCGTCAGAGTCCAGACTGATGAAGCCCCCTTGACGGAAGCGCAGGAGCGCCTGTGTCGTAGTGTCCACGAAGTCGTCGTTCTCGCCTACAGGGAACGCCGCCATCTCCTCGATTACTTCCCTGGCCCAGCGCGTGTCGGGCGCCCAGACTTTCCCAGAGAAGAACAGGTCAGCCACCGCGTTCATCCGCACCACCTTGTCGTTGCCGCGCGACGGTGTGTACTCGGCCACGGGGATGCCCATGTTTCTGAGTTCGTAGATCAGCGGGGCACCCGCTGCCTTCTTTTCCACGATGAACGCGTCTGGCTCCCACTCTTTGTAGTGCTTGAACGCGACCTGTTTCAACTCGGGGAACGCCATCCGGTCTTTGAACGCGTCGAGCAGGATCAACTGCGGGGCGTCGCCCTCTTCCTCGTTATAGAACACGCCCCAGGTGGTGCAGGCGCTGTAGTCGGAGGTGGTTTTTGTCTCAAACGCCGTGTCCCAGGACTGGATCACGTACTCGCACTGGGGCGGGTCGTCTTTTGGCCACATCCGCCAGTGATGCCGCCCCACGATGGCAGACGAGTCTGCCGTAGGCTGCTGCATGTACTGCGCGTTCCAGAACCTGGGGTCGAGGTTGGCTTTCTTGGACTTGAGTTGGTCCAGTGGCCACTGGTCTGGCCACAGACTTTTTTCATTCTCTTGACCCTCGTTCAGGATCGCGGGCAGTTCCACGATCTCCCACTGGTCGGCGTCGGGGTTCTTGGTCTGGTAGTCGATCAGACGCCCGGTGAGGTCAAGCAGTGACCACCGCGTCATGATGACGATGATGGCGCCCCCCGGCATCAAGCGTTGCAGCGGGCCTGTTTGGAACCAGTTCCACGCCGTATCAAAAGCCAACCTACTGTTTATTTTTACATCCTGCTCAGAGTGAGGATCGTCAATAACGAACAGATCAGCACCGCGACCAGCCAGAGCACCACCGACACCAGCAGCGTAATACTGGCCTCCCTTGGAGGTTGACCACTTCCCGGCGGCTTTTTGGTCTTCGGCAACACAGGTTTCGGGGTACAACTCAGCGTATTCGTCGCTGGCGATCAGGTTTCTGATGCGCCGACCAAAGTCTTCGGACAGGCCCGCCGTGTGCGTGCCCATGATGATCTTCTTCTCTGGGAAGCGCCCCAGAAAGTATGCGGGGAACAGGTAAGAACTGAACTCGGACTTACCCATACGCGGGGCGATGTTGATGATCACCCGCTTTTTCTTGCCCGCAAGCACGTCCTCGAAGATGCGGGCCAGCTTTTTGTGGTGCGGCCCCACCTTGAACCCCGGGTAGACGTGCTTGGCGAACTCGATGAGGCTGGTTTTGGCCAGGGTTCTAGACAGACGACGCTCTTTTTCCTCCAGAGCCTCAAAAAGCTCGACTTTTTCTGCCAAAGACAGCGTCGGCAGCGCCGCCTGGATGGCGGTAAGCTCGCGTGGGGTCAGACTAGTTAGATTCTGCAGGTTCATCGGGTGTCGGCTCGTTATTTTGCGGAACCTCGTCCACTACGTCCTGGCTTTCAACCACGTCTATGACGTCCGTGACCTGCATGAAGCGGTTGATCTTGTCCTTGATCTTGGCCTCAAGCTCAGCATCGGACAGGTCGGCCTTCTTGACCTCCACTCGATCCGTGAACAGCGCCACTTCAGTGACCCGCCCGAGCATGTCGAGCGCCTTCAGCCGGATTTTTGCGTCGGGGTGCTTGGTTTCCTCAAGGATTTGGCTCACGGCGTAGCCGCGAAGCTCCTTGGCCTGCTCCACAAACTCCCAGTCATAGGCGGTCAGCATCCCCGTCAGGTGCCGAACGGCAGCGGGCGTTTTTAACTGGACCAGGGCTTTGCGCTGTTCTTCGGGTGTTTGGGTGGTCAGCGCGGAAAACGCTTGCTGCGCCGTTGAGGCGGCTGCTGATTTCAGGGCGTCGTCCGTGGAGGGGGCGCCCATTTTCTCCAACCAGTCAGCAGTATTTAGCTGAGCGGCGACGATGTCGTCTGGCGTGGCCTGAGTTAAAGGAACCACGCTCTGCGGCGTAGCCGGTGGAGGGGTGAAATCCAGCAAGTGTTCAAGCATTTCCAAGCGGGGCTTGTGACCGAATAGCGCGGAGTGTATATTCACACCCGGCATGTACG